CTCCAAATAGGTCGGTCTATTCTTTTATCAGCATCACCAAACACTAATAAGTTCCAATCAACAGGAGAAGAAGAAACAAATAAACTTCTAAGACTAAGTAAATAATCAGTAGCAACATTTCCTCTAGCACCGCTAGTTAAACTTGGGTCATCCCACATACTAACAACACAATTAGATATGTTATTGGTACTTTGTTTTACGGTTAATTTATTTACTAATGCTTCATCAGAAGAAGTATAATCATCTGTTAAGTATCTAACAAGACCTGCTCTATCTAGCATCAGATAAGAAACATAACCATACTCATTATCAGTTGTAGCATCAGAACCCATAGTTATTTGATAACCATAAATACCTGCGGCAGTAGTTCCGGCATTCATATTTTCCGGTGTGCTATTTTGTTTTACACCATTTACATACCAATCATAGGTAGTGTCGGAATAGTTAAATACGAAATCAACGTCAAGCCAAGAATTATCGTTTGTATAAGACCAAGAATTACTGCTTGTTAGAAGTCCTTGTGTATCATAACTAAGATTACCGCTTGCGCCTACATAAGATTCTAAGTTTAGTGTTTGTTCAATAGCGGGTATACCTGTGTAACCTTCGTCTGTTAGTATACCTGCTTGTGCCGTAGGATAGCCTATTTCAAAAACTACTTTCATATCAGACCATGTAGCCATGCTACTAGATGCGGCGAAACCACGCACCGCTATTCTTGTAGTAAATACATCTCCATCGAGTCGTGAGTTAAGCGCACCGTCATATACGATAGTAGGATATTTACCTTCGTTCCCTGATATTCCATGTTGGTGATTATTTTTTCTAACGGTTTGTACGCATAGGAATGGTTGTTTAGAGGGAGAAGTAACTTCGGCAAATAATTGTGTAGGTGCGTTAACACTTATGTCTGCTTGTGCTAACTGCTCGCCCATCCATACACCTGTAAGATGCGCTCTTTGTACGAAGTCTCCTGTCGTTGAAGTTTTACCTGCGTTTTTAGCCTCATAGTTAGTTTCATCATATCTTTTCATGTCTGCTCGACCAAAAGAAGAATCGTTATCACCGACAGGCACTATGTAAGAACCATTACTATCGTGTCCGTTAATAAATCTATGGTAAAAATAACTACCGTATGCGTTATCAGCATTAAACTTATACCTGTTAGCAACGTGTCCATCGGGATATTGTAATTGTATTCTGCCTTCCCAATCATCATTTTCTAATCTTGTATCGTCAAATGTAAGCCACTCAAATATACCATCGTTTTGTAATTTATTATTTGCTGTTGTGGATATTTTATTACCCGCATTACTATCTTGCTCTCTTTCTTCAACAGACCATCTATAACGAGGATTTAAGAATGCCTCACCGTTGAGAGGATTACCATAATGACTATTCAAATGAGTATAAGTTGTGGTTGGGGTATTGTTGAAATCTGCTATGGCTCTAGCACCATTGAAGTCATCGTAATAGCCCGCAAGCCATACTTGATATTTCTTTTTTACAGTCCTTACCATATTAACACCTAGTTGCCTGAAACAGTTAGATTTAATCTACTTGCTATTTCATCTGAAATCGTATCAACTATTTCTCCCATAGTCATCATAGTACCGTTAAAGTTATTAGTTACAATTAATTCTGTATTGGTGATAAGATTTTCGACTCCTTGTTGTTGAACCTGTCTAATCAAATCACCTGTTAGATTACTTGAGTTAAACCCATAGAATAACTCTTCTCTAGCGTTGTTAAACTCATAGAGATTATCTATACCTGCTTGTGTTACATTGTTTACACTATCTATTGCCGCAGTAGCAGAATCTTCTGCACTTCCTATCATTGTTTCTGTAAAACTTTCTATTTCAGCACTACTGTTTAGACTATTTCTATACAATACCTTTAATATTTCCATATCTTCTTCTGATAATTTTTCAAGTGCATTACGAGCATCAACCCCTTCAAAGTAATCATCTATATCTGTTGTTCCACCCTTTAGCATCTTGAAGAAGTCTCCCTTACCTACCTCTCCGGTTATAGGGTTTATACCACCAAAAGTTTTAAAGTCATCCATAACTATACCTAAGTCATCCATGAAACCTACCATTCTATTTAAGTCATCAGAGTCGGTAGTAGTTAATATTGAGAAGTCTAAAGCCCCTTCAAGGTTTGCTTTAGTCTGTCTAGCATCAGCCACCAAAGCCTTAGATACATCACTTGTTCCATCCTTATAATCGTTAATAATTTTATCTTGTTCTGCTATCGCAGTTGTTATTTGGTCGGTTGTCATATCACTAGCAATTTCAGCCGCTTCCGCTATACTTGTTAATGCGCTCATATCTTCTATTTCTTTATTTACATCACCCATAGCACTAGAAAGTAATAAAGCCGCACCCGCTAATAAACCTATTGGGCCTAAAGTAAGAAGCGTAGTAGCCGCTAGTCCTGTTATACCTATTCTAGCAAGATTAGCCGTTGCCGCCAAGTATAGATTTGCCGCCCCACTAAGGTTTTTAGTAACAATAGCCTGTCCTTCAACCACATTGTTTTGTGCTGTTGCTATACTATCTCTAATTTTAGCCGCCGTGCTTGCCGCCATTTTTACTATTTGTATAGCCATAGCAAACGTATTTAATAACATACCTGCTCTCATCATTTTTTGATTTCCTGAAAACATCATCATGGCTGAACCTGCACCTACTAGACCCATAGTATAACCGTTCATAAGATTAGTGCTTAATTGTTGATTAGCCATTTCTTGTTTTGCTACTTCATCTTTACCCATTAGATTCATTTTATGCCTGTTAATTAAATCATCAGTTTGTTTTAATGCTTCGGCATATTTTCTTTCACCATCTTCTGCGGCTCTCAATCTATCTGCTAACTCTTGGTATCTTTGTATTTGGTCTTTTGTTGCTTGTATTTGTTCTTTTGTTGTAGGTATTACCGTTCCTTTAACAAACCCTGCTTCTGCGGCTTGTGCGGCGTTGGCCGCATTACTTGTTTGAAGCCTAAACATATCTTCGCCACTCATGGCTCTTTTAACATGGTTTAGTGCTTCTAAAGCAATACGAAGATTCATAACAGAAACTATTGTTGTTACAAACGGTGCAACCATAGTTTTTATTGTTTCCGCACCGGCAAAAAGCCCTTTGAAAACACCACCAATACCTTTCATCTGACTTACTTGAAGTAATGTGTCATTAAATACTAACATTAATTCTGTTGAATGTGTTACTGCGGGCATCAATTCATCTGCAAGTGCGCCCTTAGTGCTTTTCAATCTTGCTTCCATTTGCTCAAGTTGGAATAGATTAGTGTCTTGTAATCTTTCTATTTCCTCATAAGCAGGGAATGTGCCTTCTAAAGCATCAGTTTGTAATTCTTGCATTCTTGCTGTACCTTCAAGAAGTTTAATAAGACGAGTATAATGTAAGTTACCCGCTACGGTTTGAGCCAAGTTAGACTTTTGTTCACCTGTCATACCTTGATACTTTACTGATACATCGTTTAATATTTCAGTTAGTGGTCTCATAGCACCTGTTTCTTGGTCTATAACAGCAACACCTAACTTTTCTATTTCTCTTCTAGCACCGTTAGTATCAGCACCAAGACGAGCATATACTGTTCTTATAGCCCTACCACCCTTACCTTGTTCTTCACCCGCCTCAATAAGAACGGCTGACATAGCCGCCATACCCGCAAGACTTTCACCTGTTAGGTGAGCCTGTGAAGCGAATTGATTCATCACGAAAGTTATCTGCGACATAGTAGCGGCAGAAGTATTCTCAACCGTGTTAAGTTGGTCTAAGATACGCATTGTATTTTCTCTAATAGCATTGTTTCTCTGTGCGGCAGTTGAGTTTTCATCTATACCTTTTGTCATAAACCCTGTCTGTTGGTTTAAGTTTACCATCCTCTGCATAGCAGATTCGGTGTCCATACCGGATATAAGACCAAAGGCCATACCCATTTCTGTTCCGGTAGCAGTTGAACCTTGCCCCAACACTCCGGCTAATTGAGCCATCTTAGCGGCGGCTTCAAAGGATTCATCGGCGGCAAAACCAAACCCATGTCCTATCTCTATAATCTCTGCGTTTAATGCGCCTAAATCCTCACCTGTGTTTACGAACTTCTCAAACTGACGTTGTGCTTCACCTATCTCTCTTCCAATAGGGATAATATCATCCATCAGAGCGACAAAACCTTCGCCTAATTCACCGACACCTTCCATTACACCAACTAAAGCGTCAACATATAACGCTTCGATAATTGTTGCGGATGCTTTAGAATCTTTAATTAATTTATTGACTTGCATCGTTCCTACGATGTCGAAGAATATTCTTGAAGCACCTGCACGTAAAACCACCATAGCGGCGGCCATGCTTATGAAAATAAGAGGGGTAAAGTAACCTAGTAACAGACTTGTTTCTATCATTTACCTTCACCGCTACTCTTTGGGTCGTTCACTATTTCAACCCCGCTTTCTCTCAACGATTCAAATAAATCGCTATTGTTTGATAATAGTTTGCGTTGTTTACGCCTTTGATTGCGTCTAGCAACCATACTTTTACCATCTTTTGCTTTGTCGGTAGCGTCTGATATTTTGTCATTTATGTTTGCGGCTATAATAAGGTCTAATTCCATTAGGTGGCGGCCACCCTCAACAGAATACTTTAGCCATAAATCAGACGGTAGTGTTCCTTTAAATGCCATGCACAGGCTAGGTGCAACCATTAGGAACTCTGAAAAGGTACTGCGCCTTCCGTGTCATCCCCTCTGACAAACGAAAGTATCTCATTTAACTCTTCAAAAGTAAGTGTGTTAATATCAACATCACTATCAATAATACATGGTGGAATCCATGCACTCATCTGTTCTTCAACATTTCCACCCATTTCATCAAGCATTGTAGCAAACTCTTCGTTTTGCTCATCTGTCCAATTAGCAGGTTCTCCTGCGTGAGCCATTTTACGGAATGCTTTTCCTTGAATGTTGGTAATTTTCAGTCTTTCCATACCGGAAGCCTGTCTTACCCATATCTTTGTTCCATCGTCTAATTCTATTTCTTTCTTCATAACCGGCATTGGTTTCACTTCACTATGCGCTACTGCGCTCTAGTTAAACATGACTTGTAGGGTTATTTAAGGAATTACTCTTCTTCATCAACTACGGGCATTACTACCTGCACTACTTCTGCCTTCATTGGGTATCTTCTAAGATAGCGTTGTAATTTATACTGTTTCATAAGTAAAAGTCTTTCCATATCTCCTTCCGGTACATCCCTACCGGATGCTTCAATGAAATCCCTCATCTTAATCAAGCACCGTTCCAATCAATTAAGGCTGTTCCCATACTACCACCCTTTAACTGAACATCCATAACTGCTTCTGCTGTATCATCATATAGTGCTACGAAACCTACACTCATTGTCTGTGTGTCTCTTCCACTTACAGTTGATTCCGGCGCTTCAAATCTAACATTATAGAATTGTATTTCCATATAATCAGTTGATGATGAGCCACCGTTACCATCTTCTTCTTTGAAAACTAATTTAAGAGCGTCATTACTTGAATCCGGATTGAAAGCCAATCCATCTTCGTCTATTAATGTATCATAAGTTGGGCTACCTGCTACTGCTGTGTGTATAACTTGGTTAAACTCAAGTGTGCCTGTAACTTCCATCCTTTGTGAAGGTGGCGCACGAACATACGTTGAAGAACCTAGTGCGTAAGCATTGTCTGTGTCTCTATTCATGTTTACTTCAAAGGAAACTGACTTAACAATACCTGTTGCTACTGAATTATTACTATTGAATGTAACTTCTCCATTAGCAAAGTATAGTGCGTCAAGAGCATCACCATCAAAGGCAAGTGCTGATGATGTTATAGAAGTTGTATCTTTTTCTGTGCATCCTACCCAATCAGCAGACATAGTAACATATTCACCAACACTTGCGCTTAGTGATAACCTGTTAGCCATCATACCTACATATGTGTGTTCTTTTTCTTCTCTTCCTATACGAATTGTAAATGAATCGTATGGTATATCTCCTGCTGTTCCTTCTGTTCCTGTAACAGGTTCTTCAAACAAATGAATGTCGCTATCTTCACTATATTTTGGGAAAAACGATAGTAATGTAGCACCCAAAAACTTATCTATTTGCACGGCCATATTATATCCGCCTTCTGAATATTCTCCGCCTGTAACGGACTTAGCAGAAGCGTAGTGGCTCATATCTTGTCTTGTTAGTAAATCTTTTCGTGTAGCAAACGATTCATCGTCAACTTCGCCTCTGTAAATGGGGTTTGCTGATGAGTTTTCAACCCCGTAAACATCTTCTAATTCTAGGGAAACGTATCTATTTAGTATCTCATTTGTCATAGTAGCACCTCTATGTGGTTGACTTACGATACTAATGACTTATTAACATTATCATCGGTGTCGCATATCTATTCTTCGCATATATGTCATAGTAAGCGTGTGAACGCATACCGTTTCATCATCATCCATTTTAGAATCTAACTGTGCGTCATAGGATATAATACTGTCGGTTGTCGCTTTCAACCCTGTTTGAGTGTATAGTTCATCAAATATTTCTCCTAGAATATTTAGACCATGACGATATGCGTTTTCATAATTAGTTCCTTTTACGGTAACAAAAACTTTAACATCATACTCCTGTGTTATTTTTCCACCACCTAATGACTCAAAACTAGGTGAACCTAACTCTTCAACCAAAACGTGTATTGTCGGAGTTATTAACCTATTTAACATTTGTGATGATATATCATAACCATAAACAATAGACGAATCAGAAACCTGTGTTTTTAGGTATGGTCTAGTGCTGTCTTTTAATTGCGCTACGACAGCCAAACCCATACGTGCTAAGGTATCTTGAGCAAAGTCGGATAGTAGTAATTCTTCGGGGCTAAACGCACCAAACTTAGAATGGTAAATAGAGGCCCATTTAACGCTTCCACTTGTGTTACCCCACACTACCCCTGCCGAAGCCGAAGAAGCGGCTGTAACGCTCTTATAGACAGCAGAACCGTCATCATCGTTGATAATCTCATGCGTGTATAATCTAGCATCACTACCGTTGAGTGTAAGACGCAAAATCAAGGTTGTAGGGTTATCTTCTGCTTTAGCCAAATCTAAGTCTGTAATAGTAACTGTGGTAGTTCCTACTAACTTAAGAGATGTATTACTTCCTGTTGACTGCACTTCAACCTTTTTTGTACCGTCATCTATCTTCATAAGAACAGTACCGTCATCGGGTGCGGTTGTATACTCTAATACTGCTACTAAAGTGTTCGCCGTTCCTGTTGGTGCAATTATGTATACGCCATTAGTTATAACCCAATCACCACCGGATGCTGAACCGCCACCGCTAGAGGCTGTAAAGTCTGCGTTGAAAGTACCATCTAAAGATGTAGGGTCATTACCTATCATTCGGCTAGACCAATACTGTGTTTTTGTTGCTATTGCCATTTTAACGCCCCTTTAAATTACCTATAATACTACTGTTACCAAGTCTTTTAGTTCCACCAAATGGGCTTCGTGTCATTCTGAATGGCCCTTTGCCTTGCAGTTCTAAAAGATTAGCACCCCTACTACCTATTGGCTGTGTCAAATGACCCGCAGTAAATGATGTAAATTGATTTGGTTGCCTGTTCTTACCTCTTTCCTCATAACCTAATGAGTCTGCAATAGTATCGTAAAAGTCTCCCTCTGCTTTTTTAGTAGGGTTTAGTTTACCCTTAAACTTTCTAGGCATATTTTTAATCTGTGCTTTAGTATCTTTAGTAGCCTGTCGTGTTGCTGAATCTATAAAACCTTTCATACCTTCTTTAATCTGCTCTCTTATCTGTTTATTAATTATTTCATAGGCCGCAGAGTCAAAGAAAAAGTCAAACTTCATCGGTGAATCATTTTGTTTTTTATTAAATCTAGCGGCATTTTTTCTTTTCCGCAACTGCTCTCCTTTCGGCCCATTCTTAACTCTTATTTTTTGAGCAAGTTTATCCATTTCTTGCTGCCCTTCATCTAATGAAGATTTAGCATTTTTTTTAAAAGTATCTGTTGCACCTGTATCGGGAAACCCCGGATGTGTATAAGGAACTTTAACTAAACCATATCTAGCCATTGTTTCACCTAATCCACACTACCTAAGTGAGCCAATCTTTTTAAATTAAACTCCCCTCTTTCTCTTAGTGTAGTTCCACGCATAGAGCCTTCTGCGCCTGTGGTTTGGAAAGTACCTTCATCTTCCATATAATAAGCCGCCGCTAGGTCGGCACATATCTCTCTTAGTATATGAGCCATTTCTCCTGCTTGTACTACAACCCCTGTTGCGTGGTCTGCGCTAACACCGCTAACTCCTGTTAATATATTAGCATTACTAGCATCTTTACCTGTCCAAAGAAATGAGTCTCCATCTATATTACCATTACCTGTTGTCGCAAATGAGGATGCGCTAGTCAATGTCATAGTAGTAGCACCCGCACTTACCGCACCGTTAGCGGTAGTGTCTGCTATTGATTTACTAGGAACGTCTCGACCATAATCTCTAAATGTTTGGTCTATGTCTATACTAGCCCTACGAATACCGGAGTTAATACGTGTTGATGCTTGGGTTCTTTGTGCGCTGTTTAACCCTAATCTTGAACCTGCATCAGCATTACTACAATAATATACCATATCCTAAACTCCCTGTAAAACCTGTAATCATAATCAAAAGCATACGCTTCTGTAACTTATGATACGCTTGGAGTGTCTTTTCAAGGTTTCCTAGTTTATCGCTAACATCTTTACACCAACTATGCCATTCTTCTTGATTCATATTATCACATCTGTGTGGAAATACCCATAGCACCTGCTACTATTGCTATTAAGGCAAAAATAATTTTTTGCATATTAGACATATAAGAACCTATTAGACCGTTAGTTATTTCCAATTCAGTAGCAACTTTAGCAAGACCTGTTTGCATATTAACTTGAGATTGAACTAATTGCTCTATCAACCTTTCATGTCTTTCGACTGTGTTTTCTAAGTTATCTAATCTTAAACTTATTACGTCATCTGTCAATTACTGCCCTTCCTTGTGTGCCTTTAATCGGGCAACAAGGTCTGCTTTCTTACCACTAACAGAAAGACCTGCTTCTTTAAGCATAACCTTTAGTTCTGAAACATTGTGAGAATCAAGAGTATCTTCTATCTTCTCAATTTCATCCTTTGCTTCTTCTACCTTTTCTTTAACCTCATCAACAGAATCTAAAATCTCATCAAGAGATATTTTTCCGTCAGCATTTAGAGCCAAAAACTTTTTGTAACCCCATACACCTATACCTAATAGTGCTACTACTGCTAATATCAATACTTCTATATCATCCATAAGAGATGACGAAGTTAAAGGTATACAGTTTATTGTCTCATTAAGTGCATTTATGCAAGTCTCTGTTGTTGTGTTTGTTGTGTTATTTCCACTCATTTTACTCACGCTCATATATTATTTGTGTTACTGCTGAAAATGGAATCACACTAAAAGGTTTGTTAGACCCTACCCGATATACCTTGAAGCCATGAAGTGTCTCTTCAATGTTTACATTGGTATATGACTTTTCGGGCGGTCTATACACAATTTTACCTTTGCGTATACTCCTGTCCTCATCAGACACATTCTAGTCTTAACCTACCCCATACTTAAAGAGTTAGTCTAAAATACCACTTTCTTTTAATTGTCTTATAATAGATTTAAAGTATTCGTAGTCAGTAAATGTACATATAGATTCTTCGTGTTTATCACCTACACTATAATTAGCAAAGACTTCCGGTGATACAAAAACATTATATGTACTTCTTTCTCCGGCAACGTTATCATCGACTTCAACTATAATATTAAAGGGTGCTTCTTTTTCTATTATTTCTCCGCTAACACTTCTGCAAGTTATAGTGCCGTTTCTTTCATATTCTTCTATGGAAGGTGTGCCTGTGGATGCTAATAATAAACCTAAAATTAATATACCGAGCAATACGCCTTCTCCACCATCACGCATGGTACGAAGTCAACGTAGTGTCGTATAGATATATCTAAGCATCTATTGCATCAGTAAAAGGTGTTTGTGTTTTTAGGTTAAGATAACATTGTTTTAACAAGTTTTCTTGGTCTGCACCATCTGTTATATCTAGTGGGAATCGATAATTAAATCCGGTAATTGCTGATTTTCCACCTGCGTATGCGCTCGCATCCATAAATACTAAACCACCATAGGTTATTGTAAAAGACTTACTACCATCTTCTGCAACTTCTTTTTCCATTCTAAACTCTCTAATTACTGTGTGTGCTTCTGCACAAGTTAATCCAAACGCTGTTTCTATTGATACGGTTAAAGCCATATTATTTCCACCACATAAGAGTTTAATAAAGATTTAGTATTAATCAAGAAGTGTACTTAAACTTAATCAGTAAGGGTGTGGCTGCTGTGCTACCATTTGAATTAGTAGCGGTGCATTGTAATTTTAATGCCAATGTATCACCATCTTCGGGAAATAAATACCCTGCTTTACTTCCACCAAAAGTCATTCTCATAACAGCCGCCCCACTACTACCTGTGCTATCTTGTGATGTTCCACCCGCAGCATAAACACTCATTGATACATTTGTAAGGCTTGTTTCAGAATCTAAAACCATAGTCCATTGGAATGATGTTGCGTTAGTTGCCCTACAATATGCCTTTAGTACAATATCTGAACCACCCGCAACACCATTAAAACCGCTAAAATCAGCAATATCAACTTGTTTACTTACTAGATAAATATTGTCAGTCGAGTTATAATTAAATGAACTTGTAGGATTAAATATATGAACATCCGGTGAATTACCACCTTCGTTATCGTATACTAAATCTCCCGTAAATAAAGCATTGTCATAGTTACCACTAGAACCTGTTGCTATACTTACACCTGTTGGTGCAGAACCACCGACTGTGGCTTGCCCTGCCTGTGCGACTGAACCTACTGTTCCCATAAAACTCATACTATCAACCTACTTGAATCCAAGTGTTAGCAGTAACACAAACGAATGAGGCTAACTCATGGTCTGCTATCGCTGTGGTTGCGTTTGTTGCACTTGTAAAACCTGCTACCATAGAACAGTTACTACCATTAACTGCAACAGTAGCACTACCACCTGTGTTATTAATTACAGTATATTGTGTTCCTGCTGTTCCGCTTGCAGGTAAAGTTAATGTTCCACCTGTCCAATAAATATAAGCACCTGTTTGTGCTAGAGTAAGTGTTGTGTTGCTCGATACTGCTACAACTTCTGCTTTAGAATTAATCCCGCCGGATGAATTACCCGTTATCCAAGTAACATTAGTAAGAGCGCCGGAACTTATTGATAATTGATTATTACCTGTTGCACTTGCTACATCTGCCCTACCTATCTGCACGTTTCCGTAGCCACTTGTGATGTTATCACCGGCATAAGTACCTATTAAAATATTAGAACTACCTGTATTAATTGCGCCACCGGCAGAATGCCCTATCAATACGTTATCGTCTCCGCTTGTAATAGCATCACCTGTATAACTACCTATTGCTATATTTTTATCTCCACCATTAACTGCACCACCTAAAGCATTGTAACCTATTGCTATGTTATCGGCTTCGGTAGTGGATTGGTCTAAAGCATTAGCACCGACAGCCACATTTCTAAGACCTGTGGTTTGTTTGTATAACGCTTGATAACCAACACCTACGTTTGAAGAAGCCGTTGTAATATCTGAACCTGCTTGACGACCTACAAATACGCTGTTACTACCTGTCGTAACTACTTCCATAGCACGACTACCAACTGCTACGTTGCTAGTAGCAGTATTTGATGCACTCGCACCATACATAGCAAAAGCCCCTAGCGCAACATTATTACTACCCCCTTGTTGCCTAAATGCTCTATAACC